ACGAATCGAGTGTAGCAAAAGTACACGGAGGGCAAAACAAAGAGCAGATTTTATTGACGGTCGATTGTTTCAAACAATTTTGTTTCATAGCAGCAACACCTAAGGCGAAAGAAATTCGCAATTACTACATCAAAATGGAAAACATTATGCACGAATATTACAAGGAATTTACTCACAAAAACAATGAACTTAAAAACGCATTGCAACTGTCACAAATTGACGCTGCATTGGAAAGACACCAAGTATTGATTGAAACGAATAAAAACAAATGGCTTGTATATTTTTGTAAAATTAAATCTTTTGAAGATGGAAGTTTCATATTGAAAGTCGGAGAAACAATTGATATTAAAAACAGAATGGAAGCACTCAAGTCTGACTTTGGCATGAATATCCGGGTATTAGATGTATTTGTGTGTGAAAATAGTATTAAATTTGAAAAATCGTTGCATAGTAGTAGCCAACTTGTAAAGTATAGATACCATCAATTGGAACGTAAAAATAAAAAGTTTTCCACGGAAGCCTATCGCATTCCCAACCGAAAAGAATATGAAAAGATTGTGAGTTTTGCAAAAGAAGAAATGAATAAATATAATAATATTGAGATTACCAAATTAAGCATTGTTTCGTCATTGATTCCATTGTGTAAGAATTACGAAGAGGTAATGAGTGTACTTGATAAAATATCATCCTCGTGGGCGTCAAGCAGTAACGTCGAAATTCCTCCAAACAATGTCCAATTCCAAACAAGGTCCGATTCAGAACACACTGCGAATGACGAAGAAGATGAAAGTATGGACGAAGAAACTCCATCGCCGAGCACAGCAAACGCGAATGGGCCAATCGTTCAAATCTATCATAAAGATGACCTGAACACCGTTGTTAACGTGTATATGAGTATCATGGAGGCAACCAGAGATTTCAACTACAACAATAAAACTGCTTCATACACGGCGATTAAAAAAGCCTATCAGTGTAACACAATTTATTTGGATTACAGATGGAACTTTATATTCGACCGCGCAGAACAGGATTTAGATAAACCGCGAATGATTGGCGAGACGATAGTCACACGGGAAAAAAATCAAGGACAGGTTGCTATGTTAAACTTGGATAAAACTAAAATTATCAAGGTTTTTAGAATTGCAAAAGATGCAGCGAAAGAAATTTTACAACATCCATCTGCAATGTGTTTTGCTATTAAGCACTCATCTCCTTTGAGTAATCATTACTGGATGCGTTTGAAACACGTTGACGCTTCGCTTCAGCGTGCCTACTTAGAATCCAACATCATACCGCAAAAACAAAAAAATATCCGAGGTACACAAATTAAATTAGTAAATCCAACAACGAATGAACTCATTAAAACATTTTCATCTTATACCGAAATCCAGAAAGAGCTGAAAATTTCTATGAGAAAAATAAGAGAATGCATTGAGACGAATTCGGTATGTAGAGGAAAATATAAATTTGTCAAGTGTAGTTCTTAAAGTTTTGAAACAAAGAACTGTAACTTGTTTATATTCAAATTGGAATTTTCGAAATAATTTTAAATCAGCAGGTGTCCAACGCCGCCCTATGCTTCTTGGATTTAATGGATTTTTCCACATATATCCCACATGAACAGCATTTGGATGTTTCTTGGCTAATGCTCGGAGGGCTTCTATAAGTTCTTCTTTTTTCATTCTACTGTACATCAAGAATTGATTTTACTGGCGTTCGACGTTCTATGAGAAAGGCCGGTATTCATCGTTTGTGTTCCATGTAACTTGCCGCTAAACGATGCGCTTCGTCTAACAGAGAAAATATGGATATAAAGATTCGTGTTCCTACACATCAAAGCACACATGGCTGCCGCAAAAGCCGCCGCTGCGGCGAAAAAGTCCCTCTTTTCCATTGACGAAAAGCACAGCGATATGATGGCCGAGTTTCATCGCGACGAAACGACGACGATTCCCCAACTCCGCGACGAAATTGCCGTGTGTCGAGCCACACTTCACGCCTTGGCCGAGGAAGACGGCCATGTCATTGACCGCGCTATGGAATGCAAAGACCAGATTCAAAAGAAACTGGCACAAATCCAGCAACTCCACGCCAAGAAGAAGACGTACTTGTTGCAAAATTCGCGATTTATTTTCGATTATTTCGAACAAAAGAAGCAAATCTCCAATGTCTCGGAACCCAAACAAGTCAATGTCCTGAACTCTTTTTTCAAAATCAAATCCACCACGACGGGCGACCGCGAAGATGTCGGCCAAAGTTCCACCTATGCCCAATCCCGCAAATTCTATCAACAATACTGGAAAAACGTCAATCGCGACTATTTGAATCCCCAGGACTTTGTTCTCACGTCCGACCGATGTCCCTTTTGCGAATGCGGCGAAATGGTGCCACAGGAAGAAGACGGCATCTTGATTTGCAACGACCCCACCTGCGGTAAATTCGTCATGCACATGGTCGACCACGCCAAACCTAATAACAAGGAACCCCCCAATGAAGTCTCATACACTGCCTATATTCGTCTCAATCATTTCAAAGAAATCTTGTCGCAATTCCAGGCCAAGGAAACGACGCAAATCCCCACCGAGGTCATTGACAAAATTCGCGCACGCATCAAAAAGGAACGCATCACCGACATCAGCAAAATCAATTACGACAAAATGCGCGAGATTCTACGCAAACTCGGTCTCAACAAATACTTTGAACACATTCAATTCATTAATTCCATGTTTGGCATCAAACCCCCCGTCATGACCGAAGAATTGCACGAAACCTTGTGTGTGCTTTTCATCGAAATCCAACAACCGTGGGCCATTCACTGTCCACCCAATCGCACCAATTTTTTCAACTATACCTATACCTTGTACCAACTGTGCGTTTTGTTGGACCAGACCCAATATCTGCCCTACATTCCCATGATGAAGGACCGCGAAAAACAATGCGAACAGGACATTATTTGGCAAAAAGTGTGCAATGATTTGGATTGGGCATACTTTCCCACCATTTAGGCCTTGGCATCCATTCCTCCTTTAGTCGAAAATAATAATCTGCGTTTAGTTCATGCATTTGGCCATGATGAATCCGTTCATGTTCTTGTATGCGTTTGTCCTCTTCTTTGTCTTGACACCCGGCGTGCTCGTGTACTTGCCCCCCAAGAGCGGCAAGATGACCGTCGCCTTGACGCACGCCCTCGTCTTTGCCGCGATTTGGACCCTCACCCACAAGATGGTGTGGCAGGCCACCAACGGTTTGTTGGAGGGTATGCATGTAGCGGCAGCACCGAAACCTGCTCACGCGTAATCATTGATATTGTTTGTTTTGTTTCAATATCAATGTTGTGTTGCGATGCGATAAATTCAATCCTTGCAGAGTCTACCCGATGACGTTTTTTAGGATAAAAGCGCGAATCAGTTTCTGCTCTCGTAACACATCCAATGTTCGCGGCGTCAAGACCCGTTTCGAAAAGTCTCCCACCGGCGTCCATTGACAATTCCAGTCCAGTCGGCCATATCGCGCGGTCCAGGTGCGATGCAGTTTCGCAAGGACATCCTTGACCTTTCGATGTCTCCGGTGACGAATTCCAAACACGCGTTCATACAGGGCGCATTCCTCTGCGGTCAACGCATAGTCGGACCCATGGACGAGACAATGTAGAGCCAGTCGATTCCAGTCCTCTTGGAAAATCGGATTGCTTTCTTCAAACCGGTCATCTTTGTCATCCAACACGACGTCCATCAGTACTGCCAACACGTTCCAGATTTCCCTCATCTGTTCCGGTTCCGTCACATGGTCCAAAAATCGAATCTCAATCCCGTGGTTGTGATGTTTGTGGAAATTCAAGTCCATTCCAATCTCCGCGTTGTTGTCCAAGCCATGCAGATAGGCACCGTTTTCTTCCTCGGACAACATGTGAAACCATTGCTTTCCACTCTTAGGAAATGGCCCCGTGTTGTGTTTCCCCGTCAACATGACGTCACTATTGTACGTGCCCATGCTCACATACCGCGATACAGCACACCGTTGCGAGGCTTTCGAAAACACGGAGGTCGAATTGTTTGCAACGCGGGCAAACGGGTCCCCCGAACCATAGACGGCCACCAGCAAGGGTTCTATCCACTGGATGGCCCGGACTGCTCGTTGATGTTCTCGTGTAAACCGCGGCATGTCCACAATCCGACAATGCTCGTCCAACAGCGTCGGTAATGTCAGATTAAAATGCATCGTGCCATTGTTGAACATACTTACGTGATTCAGATTCGTCATGTATTTCGCAAATGGATAATTTTTCTGCATGATGCGAATGGGTCCTGCAAAAAAGGGGTGTTTTTGCGGAAGGGAGACTAGGGCGGCATTCAAGTGTCTTACAAAGGTGCGCTCCGTGTCGGCCAGTTCCTGGACAACGTCGTCGACGGTGGTATTGAAAAATGCCAACGTGTTAAATTCCATCGTGTCACCATCAAACAACCATTCGCGGTTGTACGTTTCGACAAAGTACGGATCCGCCGCTTGCAACGATTCCAACAGCGTCTTGCCTGAAAATGTGGGATTGGGCGGTGTTGTTTTGGAATACACCGTTTGGGCTTCATTGTGAATGTCCGTTTTCAGAAAACTGTGCGACTTGACCAACACCGGAACTTCTACGTATTCGAGGGGGTGCAAGGGATTCACTTGTTGGTGTGGTTCCGATGACGTTTCGGACAATAGCCATTCCTGAACGGCTGCTTCATAGACGCCGGGACGGTAACTGTCGCGAAGGTAGTTGTGACTGTACCGTTCAGGTTTCGTGTGCGTGAGGAAATGCGATTTCAGGACGTGCATCTTGGGGTACACTTCCAAGTAGACTTCGTGTTCGATGCCTAGACCCCAGTACACTTGGCTCGGTTGATATCTAAGGCGATACTTGGCATGTTTTGCGTTGGGACATCCTTTGTTTTCTTGCGGCATATATATACTCGCCAAAGATTTTATGCAAAACGGGCTTTCCGACAGGTACATGCTGAAGCCCGAGCCATTTTTGCAACAACGCTACAACGTCATCTTTCTACGCGCAGAAACTGCAGACCATGAATATCGCACACCCATCGTACCCAACGACATTCCAACACTCCTCGACCATGGCTTCACCGTGTGGGTCCAACGTTCTTCTACACGCGCATTCTCCGACCAAGAATTCGCCGACCGGGGAGCACTCTTGACCTCGCTTTGTTGGAATGAATTTCATCCCGAATCGGTCACGACGTCGGATCTGCGGCCTCTCGTTGTTGGACTCAAAGACATTCACGTCGACTTCATGGACGGACACCATCACATGTACTTTTCGCACAGTTACAAGGGCCAACGCGGCGCGCCAGATATTTTGCGCGCCTTTCGACGCGGTGGCATGTTGTGGGACGTGGAATATTTTCTCAAACGCCGCAGCAGCGGCTGCATCGTGGATGACGTTGAGAACCAAAAACTGGTCACACGTTGCCTTTCCTTTGGATTCTATGCCGGAATCTGCGGCTGCATTCTCGGACTCTTGCAATTGCAAGCATCACACGGGCGCAGCAGCGCATACCTGTCGGAAAGGCCCGTTTTGCACGAATCTCTACCCACACCCACACCCCTCCAACCGTGGGACAGTCTCGCAGCAGCCTTGGAAAAGGTACGTCGTAGTGGTGGAATCGCAAATCATCACAGGATTGCCGTTCTTGGACCCGACGGCGAATGCGGTCGGGGGGTCCGTCATGTCCTTCATGAACTCGGTCTCTCTGCCACCTTGTTGGGGAGAATGGACTCGAAACAGGACTTGGGCAACCACCATTTGATACTCAATTGCATCAAATTGGATGAAACGCAAGATGAACTCTGGGACATTACGCCGATTGGAACAACATCGTCGTCGTCGGTCCTCCTCGTGGACGTCAGCTGCGATGTCACCAAACCCAACCATCCCTTTCGGCATCTCTATACCACCGAAACCACCTGGAACGAACCCGTGAACCACGTCACCGTCGTCGGTGGGAAACTCGACGTAATCTGCATCTCCAATCTTCCCTCTCTCTTGCCGCGCGACAGCTCCACCTACTTCAGTCGACACTGTGTGCCTCTGTTGACGCATCCCGAAGACCACGCGTTTTCTTGGCAGTCCTGTCATCAGGCATTCCTTCATCATGTCGCACGCACCTAGGTGACAACTTATTGGTACGAAGGCAATGCATCCAAATCCATCACTTCGTCGGCGTGCACCTCGTTGTCCACTCCGTCGGTCATCACATAGCGACGAAACAATGCAAATTCCAACTGGGCTTCCGGCGTATGACGGTGCACCGTGCGGGCAATCATCTTGTACAATTTGAAATTGGGGTACCGGTCGTCGCCATTCCGTTTATAGAGCACATTGTGTTTCCGGTCATCTTGGCACCATCGCCGGATGGTGCGTTGCAACGCATCCATATCCGACACTTCCGTATCCAAGTCCATGACGAAATCAAACAGGGACACGCCCAAACGACAGAGGTCGAAACTGGGATTCGGTTCCAATACAGGTTTTGCCGGATTCAAAAACGGACCAAAGTTGTATTGCGTCGCGGCGTCGCCCTTGGGGAAAAAACTGTCGCTGCAAAAGAGATGTCCCTGAAACGTGTAAATGCTGCGACCGAAATCAATGATTTTGTAAATGCGGCCATGTGTTGGGACGCGATACACCTGGGCGTTGTACCGATAAAACAAATACTTGCGATCCGTGTTCACATACATGATATTGTTGGTATGCAAATCATTGTGTGTAAATCCAAAAGCCCGCTGGTAGGCAATGAGTGTAAAAATAACTTGCAGCAGGGCACTCGCACCTTGGTCGAGGTCCATGTTGCCTTCCGCAAATAACTGGTCCAGTGTACCATCGCACTTTTCCATACAAATCATTTGGCAAGGAAAGTTGTAAATGAATCCTTGCGTTTCTTCCACAGATTCGTCCGAATATTCGTCGTCGTTTTCGTCGTCGTCGTCCGTCCAATCTTCGTCTTCGTCGTTCGAAACCAAGTGTTCGAGAGTTTCGTCCTCAGCCTCGTCCTCGTCGTCCTCTTCGGACTCGCTGCTATAGTTCAATTCACTGTCGGAATCACTGTCCTCCGAGGTTGGGAGATGTAGTGGCGCCGACGACTCTTCCTTGGAATAAATCGACTCCAATGCATCTGCTGCTGCTGCCTGGACGATATCCTCGTCACCGTCCAAACATAAGACATCGTCCAACAAGGCATCTTCGACCACATCAATCTTTTTCTTGTTTCGACGCGACCCACCAATCGCATTCAGGCCACTCTCCGATTGCAAAGATTCGTGATGGCCTGGCACGGAAAACCGTTTGCCCAAATTTTCCAAAAAGTATCGCGAACCACGGAGATGCTCCAAGTCGTCTGCCACATTCAACTTGAATTTGCGTTGGATGCCCAGGTACGAACCGTAATACGAAATGCCGTTTACAAATCCGTGCTTTTCCAACAGCATGTTCGAGAGGGAATTGAAAAAACAGTCCACGTAGGCCGCATTGCAGGGGTCTGCAATCTTGGGATGGACGCGATTCACGGTGGCAGTAGCATACGGTTGCGGGAGCGCGGTCAATGATGTTTCCGTAATTTCATCCTGCGCATATTTTCCAATCATGTAGGCGTACGGGTCCAACAGTGGCGAAAATTTGAAATGAATCTCACGATTCTCCACGGCTGTTGTTGGTATTTCCGTCGATCTACAGAGGCGAACATGGTCCACATCGACCACTTCATAGGCATGGTCCAGTGTCACCGTGTCGAGACCCGAATTCAAAAACCTCTCGGAAAATAGTGTCGAGTACACCGGATTGTACCGCTGCAATCCTTGGATGTCAAACGGATTGTAGTCCTCGACGTCGACCATCGTAGCAGCGTCACCTAACGTTTCCAAGGCATATTGGGCTCGCAAGGAAGCAATATCCAACAATTCTGTCGTACTGCGAGGTTGCAACGACGACATTTTTAATTCTAGAGGAATCTTTTTAACAAGATGAACGTATACTGCTATTGCTTTAGCACGTGCATTCGCGCGCGTGCATTCTTCCAAAACGTTCTCTCCCGTTCTGTGTATAATACCGGTCCGTGGGCCTTCTTTCCTAAACTTTTGAAAATGGCATCGCTCGAACTCAAAAAATTTGACATGCGTTGGATTACTTTCAAACCCGATGAAAACAAGGGTCCCGTCATTGTCCTCATTGGTCGTCGCGATACCGGCAAGTCATTTTTGGTCCGGGATTTACTCTATCACCACCAAGGGATACCCATCGGCACCGTCATTTCCGGGACGGAAGCCGGCAACGGGTTTTATTCCGCCCATGTGCCCAAACTCTTTATTCACGAAGAATACAATACGGTGCTCATCGAGAATGTGCTACGTCGCCAAAAGGCCGTCTTGAAACAGATGAACAAGGAAATGGAAAC